CTTCGGCTCATCGACGGGTGAAACCTCAGTGCCGTCGCGGGTGACGGCGTCCGCGATCTCCTCCCCCAGTTCCTTTGCTGCCTGTACAAGCTTCTTCATAGTGTACCCCTTTCAGTGGGTAGTGGTTTCCCGGATTGTACCGGATTCTGCATCCAGATGTCGGCCATATCCCCCCCCGTTGTCCAGTTTGTATAAGAGAAGGAGAGAGGAGGAGCGACCGCCCCGCCGGGTCGATCAGGTACCTGAACCCGTGCCGGTGATCATGCTGCAGGGTGGGGTATCTCTCCCCCCATCCGCCCCGTTTGTACCGGGTGCCGTGGCTCGACCGTGCCCGATCGAAGCGTACCGGGGCCATCCTGCTGCGCTGCTGCGCCCCGGCGCACATGGGCCCGCTCGTGCCTGCTGCGCACGTGCTGCGCCTGCGCTGCTGCGCCTGCGCTGCGCTATGGATGCAGCGCGCCCGCGCCCGCGCCCGCGTTGCCAGACCCCCCCCGTGCCGAGCGGTGTATAATACTATCTCTCCCCCAGGCACATGGATCAAACTGTGGTATACAACCGTAAAACTCCGCCTAACAAAGAGCAAGTCCGCAAGGACCTCATCATTGCAGGTACGTACGAGGTATTCCGTGAGTTAATCAAACATCACGAGAAGGCTGGCTTAGCGAGTGAGGCCGCATATTGGCAGGCTTACAAGGATGTGACATCGGGTGTGACTGAGCCACCGAGCGAGTCCAAACCCAAAAGCGGTACGATTGTACCGGTGCAAGACGAGGCTATGGCTTCAAAGATGGTGGGAAAGAAAAACTTCAAGAAGAAAACCGCCACGCCAATTGAAAACTTGCAGTGGGTTGCAAGTCATTTGTGTGTTGAGGATGTCAAGCCACGTGACGCGCCGAGTAGTACAGCGTGGGGAATGTTGATGTGGGCCAGGAGTAGTCCGACTACAGAAAACATCTTTTGGTCTAATTTGTTTACGAAGTCTATGCCGACAAAACAACAATTGGATCACGAGGCGACTAAGAACGACGCTTCAGATGTGATAAGATTGATAGATGAAGTAGCGCGGATTTCTAAGGAATCCACCAATGACTGACATGGAAGAAGAGCACAAAAAAGGGGAACGATCAGTGTTGAAAGCTGACGGGTTTGACCATTGCATTATGGGACTTGGTCGTATCGCAAACACGTTTTCGATTGCGTATGACGAGGACAAGGTTATTTCGACTTTGTGTGATCGCGACGGCATGAGTTTGGATGATGCACGGGAGTATTTCGAGTTCAACATAGCCAGCGCATTTGTAGGTGACGGGACACCTACATTTGTGCGGTTTATGTCGCTTGAGCACATACTAGAGCAGGCAGAGGGTGTCTAAGAAAAAGCGCAAAGACAAGATTGATGTGAAGGTGCATCCATCTTGGGATAAGCGCACGTATTCGAATGTGAAAAAGGATGCGTTATCTTTGACTCACAGCACGTTGAATGAATTGGGGTCCACGTGTCCTGAGCACTTGATTCAAGGGATACGCGGTTTGTCGTTTGTGTTGGAAGACATTGCTGCATCACCTGGCGTTGTGGAAGAGGATGACGAGCGCGACATTTTGTACACTGCTGAAAGACTGCGCATTTACACAGCAGCCTTGTTGACTAAAATGCCAGACAAGAAAAAAGTCGGCGTGAAGAGGCACAAGAGAAATGCCAAAAATTGACATTGAAGAAGACTGGGGTTTCAAGGTTGATGGGACCTGCGAAACGCCATATGAGGCCAAGGAATACGTGCAGAAAGCGTTGCTGTGGCTATGTGAAGAGCACCACATCAGTCAAGCCGAAGTCTTTAACACGAAGGCTGACAAGAGTCTTATGGTCCGCGATTTGTGGCATTTCATTGCGCTTGAAGCCTTGAGACCATGGATGGACAAGATTGAGATATCCAGGTTTGTGAATTGCCATTCACACAGCACGTTTTACGAGAGTTGGAAAAGACAGGAACGGCGCCATAAGCAAGAACAAGTTCTATGAAATGGTCCCCAAGGATTTGCAGGAGAACCTGAAGTTTCGCAAGAAGATTGTTGAACTGGGTTCTGAAAGCACTGCAAACGCTCAAGACTTGTGGCAGATGTGCGCCAAGGACTTGTTGTTTTATGTCAACACGTTTTGCTGGACATACGACCCTAGAAAGGCCGTAGCCAGCATTCCGTTTCTGACATACGATTTCCAAGATAGTTCAATGTTGGATATGGATGATTCCATTGGCAAGCGGGACATTCTGATTGAGAAGAGCCGTGACATGGGCGCATCGTGGATGTTGCTGACGCTGTTTGAATGGCGTTGGCATTTTCATGATGGGCAATCGTTTTTGCTGGTAAGTCGTAACGAAGATTACGTGGACAAACCAGGCAACCCCAAGAGTTTGTTTTGGAAGATCGATTTCTTGCACAAGAACCAGCCTGCGTGGTTGTTGCCAGAAATGTCTCGAACCAAGCTTCGGCTAACTAACGAAAGGAATGGCAGTTCCATTGATGGAGAATCCACTACTGGTGATGTTGCTCGTGGTGACCGCAGAACCGCGATTGGGCTCGATGAGTTTGCCGCATTTGATGTCGATGCTGGATACCGGGCGCTTGCGTCTACTCGTGATGCAACCAAGTGCAGGATTTTTAATTCTACGCCCGCTGGATCAAGTAATGCTTTCTACGACCTCGCACACAAGAACCAGATTAAGAAGGTCCGGTTACATTGGTCGTGCCATCCGGAAAAAGCGGCTGGGCTCTACCATGACGAAGAGGGCCGTCCACGCTCCCCCTGGTACGATGAAGAATGCAAACGTGTGGCGACCCCGAGGGAGATTGCGCAGGAACTAGACATTGACTTTACTGGTTCCGATTACCAGTTCTTTGATCCCTTTGAAATCGACAAGCTGATCAAGGAAACAAGCAAGCCGCCAGCCATGACAGGCGAGTTGGAATATGAAAAGGGCACAGGGGAGGTGGTTGGGATGTCATCGCAGCACAAAGGCCGTCTGTGCCTCTGGACGCTGCCTGATGCCATGGGCATGATGCCATTTGACAGAGAATTCGTTATTGGAGCCGATATTGCAACAGGCACCGGAAGTAGTAACAGTGTGCTCAGTGTCGGAGACTGCCTTTCGGGCGAGAAAGTAGCAGAATTCGTGTCTCCCAATACTCGCCCAGAGGAGTTAGCACAATATGCGGTTGCTTTGGCGAAGTTTTTTAAGGGCTCGAACGATCAGGGGGCGTTTCTCATTTGGGAAGCTCCTGGTCCGGGGCGCAATTTTGGTGACGCTGTTTTGGATATCGGATACCGCAGAATCTTTTACCGCCGCAATGAAACAAGCATTGGCAAAAAGGTTTCGGATATTCCGGGGTGGTGGCCGACAAAAGACGAAAAGCGGGCGATTTACAGCGACTACCGTGCGGCGTTGATGAAAAGAAAGTTTCTCAATCGGTCACAGCATGCCTTGCACGAATGCAAGGAGATTATTTTTGCTTCTAATGGGTGGGTAACACACAGTAAAATGTTTCGAAGTGCCGACCCGTCAGGCGCAAAAGACAATCACGGCGACAGGCCGACCGCAGATGCGCTTTGTTGGCGCGGAATGCGAACACGTAGAATAGAACCTGTACAGGAAATAAACGATGCGCCCGTTGGCTCCATGGCTTGGAGAATAAACCAACGCAAGCACAAAGAAGTCAAAGAGGATCTCTGGTAATGGCTGAGACAGACGTAAAACAACTTACTATGGCAATGGAACACGCCCGACGTAAGCTTCAGCCGTACCGAGAACGTCGGTTGGCAGCCGTCAGGGAGTATGTGGGCCATAATTACAGCGACAGTGGCAGCGAAGACCGTATGCCGGTCAATTTTCTGGAACTGGCTGTAAACACCTACAGGCGCCAAATTGCTGCAGCAAACCCCCAGGTCACAATTACAACCGTGAACGAGCAGCTTGATGACATTGCGGCTCGGTTTGAGCTTGCTACAAACAAGGTCATTAGAGAAATCGATTTTGACCGGACACTGCAGCTTTGGGTATTTGACGCACTTTTTTCAGTTGGGATCATGAAAGTCGGAATTTCTGATGCCAAGGATGCAAGCACCCAGGGATTTATGCACGATGTCGGCCAGCCGTACGCTGACATCGTTGACCTTGATGATTTTGTGTTTGATATCCACGCTTCACGGTGGGAAGACGTTCAGTTTGCAGGAAACCGCTTCATTGTTCCTTACGAGGAAGCAATTGACACTGGTTTGATTCCTGCGCATCGAGCCAAAGACATCAAACCAACTGGGTTTTACAGCACAACTAACGAGCAAGGCGATCAGAAAGTTCAGACTGTGACTTCTGGGAACGCTCGGACTGGGGAAGATTACTACCTGGAAACCGTAGAACTGTGGGAAATTTGGCTTCCTGTTGAGAATCGCGTGGTCCTCTTAGCTTCAAATGATGACGGATCAATTTCTCATAAAGAGCCTCTAGACGAGCGCGATTGGGATGGTCCGGATTATGGTCCATATCACCTCCTACGTTACAATGACGTTCCGGGCAGTATTATGCCCCTCCCGCCTGTTTCTGTTCTAACAGATCTAAACGACCTTTCCAATAGAATGTTTCGTAAGCTTGGCCGACAGGCAGAGCGACAGAAGACGGTCACAATTGTGCAATCTGGCGCAGAAGCAGATGGCGAACGTATTTTGAACGCCGATGACGGCGACATGATTCGCTCTGACAGGCCAGAAGCAACGAAAGAAATGCAGTATGGGGGCATTGACCAGACCAGTCTGGCGTTTTTGCTGCAGGTTCGTGACATGTTTTCCTACATGGGTGGCAATTTGGACACTCTTGCAGGTCTTTCGCCTGTTGCAGACACTCTTGGCCAGGAGCAAATGGTCCGTTCAAGCAGCAGTCAGCGCATTATCGACATGCAAGAACGAACAAGCGGTGCTGTAAGAGACGTAATTAGAGCCATGGGTTGGTATTTGTGGCATGATCCTGCCAGTAACTACGAAGTCTCACGCCAGATTTCAAAGGATATGGCAATTGACACTTCGTTTAGCCCTGAAGACCGTGAAGGGGACTTTTACGAGCACGAAATTGACATTGTTCCCTTTTCGATGCAAAGCAGAAGCCCAGCAGAACGCTTGCAGACCCTCAATGCCATGCTTTCGAACGTGCTTATTCCCATGGCGCCCGTTATGGCCCAGCAAGGCAAGACAATTGACTTTGACAAGTTCATTGAATTGTCTGCTAAATACTCGAACGTCCCCGAAATTGCTGACTTGGTTAACGATTCTACGCCGCAAGTGCAACCGGCAGAACCTTCTGCAGCGGGTGGGCCTGCAGAACGCACCTACACGCGTCAGAATGTGGGCGGAATGGGCAGGGCAGATAGGGATAATGTAATGTCTAGGGCCCTTATGGGAAGCAAGCCCCAGGATTCTGAAATGAGAAAGGCGACACAGCCGTGATCTATTGTTTTAAAGACGAAAACACCAACAACACGCTTGAAGTGTGTTGGACTGTGGCGCAAATGGAAAAAAATACTTGCAAAGATTACACTTATGTCGATAACGAAGGCGTTAGGTGGGTACGAGACTACCCGGCTGAAATGGGTCAACCCGCATCGTGTGGTACATGGCCTATGAAATCTGATGGCGCAGGCGTACATCCAAGCCAAATTGGAGACGCAATGAAAGCGGCATCAAAAATGGGCGTACCTACATCGTTTGACGCCAAAACTGGGCAAGCAATTTTTGAATCTAGGGCACACAGGAAGAAGTATCTAAAAGCACACGGCATGCACGACCGCAACGCTGGATATGGAGACTAAATTGGCTGAAAACGAAGAAGTAGAAATTGAAGAGACAGAAGAATCTACCGAACCTAAGGATTCGTTGGATTTTGAAGAGCCACAAATCGTGGATTGGGACGCTGAATTGGCAGATCCCGAAGAAGAAGACGATGAAGGCGAAGAAGACCTGGATATAGCCCATGTCATTGAGGCTGGAAGCGGCGAAGAAGAAGCCGTTTTTGAAAGCGCAAAGGCATATGGCATTGATGACGAATCACTTAAAGAATTCCAAAGCGATCCGCAGGCTTTGAAGAAAGCTCTCGACTTGTTCGAGAAACAAGGCGTAAAGCCAAAGGCAACGGAAGAAAACACTGCGGAGCTTCCCGTTGGCGACACTTACAAGTCCACTATTGACGAAAAAAGCTGGGACAACGACATTGTCGAGCAGTTCAAAGCTTTGGAAAAGGTCAGTGAGGGCTTGTATTCCAAGATCCAGAGTTTGGAAACGCAACTGGGCGCTGCGTCGCAAGACCAGCTTTTCTCGAAGGTCGATGACAAATTTGCCGACCTTCTAGGCCAGGGGCCAACTGCACTTTTGGATAGTGGTGACCAAGTGGCCAACCGAAACAAGGTCGTTGAACAGATTGACCTTCTCAAGGCTGGGTACAAAAAGCTGGGTAAGGACGTTCCGAGCCCAGATAAGCTTCTCAATCAAGCAGTAAAAACCTTTTTTGCTGATCAGATTGAGGATCTTGCTGAAAAGAAAATCAACTCCAAGATGGCAAAGCGCCAAAACCAGAAGACTGCGCGACCAACTAAGCGAACAGGACGAAAGCTCGACCCCCGCAAGGAAGCGGAAAAGAGCGTGGCCAAGCTTATGAGGGAACGCGGAATGCTGGGATCAATCTCGGAGACATTTGAGTAAAGAGGTTAGCAAATGGCTATTCTTCAGGCCGACGATATTGCTGATCTGATTAAGGTAACCCAGAAGGATCTGGGCAAGCTCCGTTGGACGGAAATTGCTTCAGACATTCAGGAGTATGTTGCTCTCCCGAGCATCCTCCAGTCCGAAAAGGTCTCTTATCAGAGCGGCTATGGCATTCAGTGGAACGTGATGGTTGACACCAGTGGTGCAGCCAAGGATACCGGACTGTTTGCGGTTGACTCCGTGAACGTCGGTGATGTCATGCAGACTGCGTCTGCTCCCTGGCGTCACCTCACGACCAACTACGCGATTGAACGTCGCGAAGTTGCCATGAACCGTGATCCTGCACGCATTGTCGAACTTGTCCGCATTCGTCGTGCAGACGCAATGATCGACCTTGCCAAGCACATGGAAACCCGTTTCTGGGCTCGCCCGGACAGCGCATCCGACACCGAAAAGCTTTATGGCGTCAAGTACTGGATTACCAGTGGCGGCAGCGATGAAGGCTTTACTGGTGGTGCGGCTTACGGTTCAACCGTGGCAGACATCAACCCCACCACCTACACGAACTGGAAGAACTACTCGGCACGTTACGCCGCAGTCAGTTCGACTGACCTGATTCGTGACTGGCGTAAGGCAGCGACCTTTACCCAGTTTAAGTCTCCCGTGGACATTCCCAGCTACAACACTGGGTCGCGTTACGGGTATTACACCAACTACAACGTGATTGGACCCCTGGAAGAAGTTCTGGAATCTCAGAATGACAACCTCGGCAACGATATTGCGTCGAAGGATGGCAAGCTGCTGTTCCGTCAGGTCCCCGTGACCTGGGTCCCGCACCTTGAAAACACCCTTGGTGATCCGATTTACGGCATCAACTGGGGCGTGTTTAAGCCCGTGTTCCTGTCCGGCGAATACATGAAGGAAGATGGTCCCACGACCGCTCCCAACCAGCACACCGTGTTCCAGACCTTCGTGGACTGCACGATGAACCTCATGTGTACCGACAGGCGTCGTAACTTCATCCTCGCAACTAGCTCCTACAGCAACTGATAGAAAGACGAGGCAAATACGATGAATGGATTGGTTTCATATCGAGGACAGGAACTCTCGCGGGGCGACATGTCGCCTTCGTCAGACAATTTCGAGTACTTTGAAGACTTCCTGGGTGTTGTTACAATTGGCCTGAACAACACCGACACAGATGGCGGCAACCGTGGTATTGCAGAATATCCCGGTGTTCTCGTCTCGACTGCTGGCACCGACGCAACTAAGACGGCGGTTGCTATGGGCGGAACGTCGGGTGGGTCGATCAGTTTTACAACCGCTAGTGATGCAGTTGAGGGTCTTTCGATCCCGTCTTGCAGCATTGACGTTGACGCTGGCGACTGGTACGTCGAAGCCCGCGTGAAGGTGACCACTCTTGAATCAACCGGCACCTTTGCGTTCGGTCTTCAGGAAGACGTTAGTGTCACTGACACCATCTCGCAGACCACGGGTGCTGCTGGCGAAGACGTTGTGATGATGTTCTACGACACAGGCACCACCACTGACGGCCTGCTTGAAGCAAGCGTTACCACCAACACCAGCCACACTGCAAACACCAACGGTGCAGCAGGCATGACTGGCGCACAGGTGGTTTCTGACACTTTCCACCGCCTTGCTATCAGACACGATAGCAGCACGGAAAAGGTTTACTTCTACTTTGACGGGTCACAGGTTGATGAGGTGGCTAACACCAACCTTAGCGACCAGATTCTCCACCCGTTCATCCTGGCATCGCATGATGCTATGGGCGCAATCGTGGTGGACTACGTCTACGTCAACGCCGAGCGTTAAACTC